TTTGTGGTACTCTTATAGTATCATTATCTTCCAATTTTGGAAATTTTAATCCTTCACGAGCCTCATTTGGGGTTATAATTCCTGTATTAACCAGAGTAGAATAATAAATAGCCTGTGTTCTATTATCTGGTTGTAGGGCTGGCACTATTAGTCTATCAGGACGAATAGTAACACCATTATTAAAGAAATGTGAAAATGCACTCCCAAACTGATTTAACATAGGAAGTATAGTCTGTAAATAAAATAACTTTTGATTAGCATCTATATTAGCATTATTACCAGATTTTAATAGTACATAAGGTACGCCTAAAGCTTTAGCCATATCCATTTGTATACGTTCTATCGAATTTTCAAAGTCTAGTTTATCAAAACTTACAGCTGAGAAAGGATCAATTTTAAGACCCCCATCTAGAATAGCTGGATTACGTGCGCCATCAAAAATAGTATTATAAGTAGAACGCCAAGATTCAAGTAATCTTTGTTTTACTCTTTGTGAAAGTATATTATCTGTAGATAATACAAAACCTGGAAGAGCATTGTTCTTAAAAAACTGTCTTTGAAACTTAATCATATAGAAGTATAGTTCCATTAGCTTAAGTAAAGATTTAAGTTTAGAAGTACCTCTAAAAATAGATTCATCATTTTCAGCCATTACATGTATAATTTCTTCAGGAGCAAACTGGATAGTATCTGCTTTTCTAGTTTGTTTTCTACCACTAAAAAAATTGTCAGATGCTTGTTGATTAGCTATTAAATAGTTATAGTGATTTACAAAAGTAACAGGATCAGGTACTACTTCTACATCATTTGCAGGCAGCAAATAAATATCATTACCATCATAATAAAAGAAAGTATTACCATCTAACATAAAGTCTAAAAAAGCTCTTCTAAAGAATCTTACTCTATCTTCAAAAGGATTAGGTTTTATATTAAGTAGTTTATTTACTTTTTTAGCAGGACTTTGTCCTTCGACTATAAAAGGTATTTCAGCACAAGAACTAATAATCATCTCAACACAACGATGGATAACTTCAATTTCTCTATAAGCTTGTTCAAAATCTACAATTGTTTCGGGAGAAGCATAAGGTGATAAAGCAGCAATAGATGGCTGTGCTGGATTAAGCTTTTCAACTATCCACTCTCTGAAACCCATTTTATTATCTGCCATTTTTTGTCCTTTGTATATCTAACCAATTTTTAATTTTAGGTGCTAAGTGGTTAGAATAAGTCTGTCCATATATTGAGTGTAGTTGCTTATGGTGAGAAGAACATAATGTAAATAAATTTTTATGACTCAGATCATCTTCACACTCTTTTGCAAAAATAACTCTCAATTCTTTAATTTTTTCAACACTAGTTACATCTTTTATGCTGTTCTTATCGCACCATTTACCAAACAACTCACTTACACTGTATAAATGATGCAGCTCTAATTTAGTTTTACTACTACAGATATAGCAATCTTCTCTAGTTTTATAATCTTTCTTAATAAAGTCTCTTATATACTTAATTGGAAATCTTTTTAAATCGCTCAACTACATCCCACCTCATATTATAGTGTTGTTTATCTGTATTCAATCCTACATTGTCTTCTGGTAAGTTTAACACTTTACCTGCAACTGTGTCAAGATATTTTAAATTTAAATACTTTTTAAGTAAATAAGATACGATTATATCATCCCCTCGTTTAGGATAACCTATTTTTTCTATATCTTTTTGTATTAAATCTAATGCTGATTGTTTTACTAGGTTAACTGCTCCTACTAGGAAATCTACTTTTGCATCTTTATTCCAATGATCTTTTAATTCATCATAAGAATTAGCAGTAGATACTCCAGATTTTCCATATACTCCTACTATTGGTAAATTTTTATTATACATTTTTTTAAGTAAAGAAGGATGAGGTAATAGATCATCATCTATAATAAACTTATAAGGTTCATCATAGTCAAAACATCTTACCCATCTCTCCATACACATCCAATTTTTTTCATTGTTTATAACATCAATCCCATTGCCTAAATATGGGAAGGGCTCTTCAGGATTATTATTTACTACACTTATAGGAAGTAATTTAGTATAGGTATTAATAATATTATATACATTATCAGGTCTTTTATAATTTAAAACTATTAATCGTACATTAGCCATATATAGACACACCACTCATTTTCGAATGAGTATATATAGCATATCTAACAGAGTCGCTAGGGTGTGAAGTCCAGTCGTGAATAGGTTTAGGGTTTTCAGTATTAGGATTCCATCTATAAGAGCTCATAGCAGAATAAGTATGTTTTCCTCCCATGGTATCAAAGTATAGATTATCATTTTCTATTAGTGATTGTAAACAAGCTATACCGTCATTAACTGATTTAATAGCGTTCTCACAATATATATCGTAGTCATAGGCAAAGTCAGCTTTTACTTGTTGTGCTGCAGAATCTATGTATATAGTTTCTATATTCCATCTATCTATTTGTTCTTGTATAGCAGAAGCTAATTCAGAGGTAGTAGATTCTTTAGATATATATTCATCAAGAATATAATATGAAGTACCATCATAGCCTATAACAACAAATACATTCTCATCTCGATACCCAACATCGAGTCCTGCGATAATTTCCATGTATCTATTTTCTGCATAATCATCAATATGTTTTGTTTCATCTAAATACTCATATATCTGTGCTTCTGTAGTAGTCCACTCACATTCATACTCTTGGGCAAATAATGCTCTTGTAGAAGTTTTCTTAGCTTCATTAATATCTTTTTCAGATAATAAAGGATTAGATCTCCAAGTATGGATAGAAGAACCCCATTCATCATACTCATCGTCTTTACCTCTCATAAAGTAATCATATAGATAATTACCTTTACCACGTGGAGTAGAGATCCATAAACATCTAGAATCTTTAAAGGTAGATAATGCAGGACGTAAGTCACGAGTAAAATATTCATCATGAGGTATAATCGCGGCCTCATCTACAATTAATAGATTAGCAGCACGACCAACTAAAGAATCTCTATTATTAGCTGATAGTAGTCTAAAAATAGATCCATTTATAAGTTTAACTACTTTATCTTTTTGATTAAATTTATCTACCTCAAGTTCCATACTTTTAATCAGATCAGTAACATAATCCCAAATAATAGAAGATAGTGAGAAGTTAGGAGCAACCACCATAACCTGTTGACCAGGTTCTAGTAATTTAGCAAATGCAATAATAGCAGCAGAATATGATTTACCAGTACGACGTGCCGCTACATGTACAAAAAATCTATTTTCTTCTAATCCTAGTAACATAGCTTTTTGAGACTCATTAAAAACTACATTTTGTGGTAGTCTACTACATAACTTATCTACATTAATTTTAAAAAATTTATCATTCATTTAGGTAACATATTATATAGTACAGAAAAAAGAGTTACTAGCCCTGCTATAACGCCGCCAGCCCATAGTAAGGTGTGTAATGAAGTTTTACCTTTAGTAGCTAGTTCTTGTACATCATTTAATTTTAAGTGTATAACTCTCAATTCTTTAGATATAGCATCCATATTTTCCATTATAATTTTATGCCTAACTTCACATACAGCTTCGTGCGAATAAATATTCGCTTTGTTAGTTTGGGAACGTTCGTGTAGAATATCTAATTCTGCTTGCACTTGATCTAACTCTCTTATGTTGTCTGACATAACTACTCCACAGTATACTTTTTACTCTACATACTTTATGTCACCAGCGTACCACGTAGTAATAGTATATCTTTTTGAATTTCTAACTTCTTTTACTCCATGAAAATAATCATCTGTAGATGGAAAAATAACCTGTGATCCCATTTGAGGTTTTATTGACATATCCCACTGAGGAAAATAAATTTCCCCGCCTTCATAATCATCGTTTATATAGAAAATACCAGAATAAGTTCTATAACTATCTTCAGTACTATTCCAAAATTTTTGATTAGACCTATTATTATCAGCAGTAGGAGAAAAATCTGAATGGCAGTCCATATCTTCTCCTATTTCCCATCTTACTAGTTGTGTATTCTCTGGATAACTATATTCTCCATAATAATCTAAAACTGACTTTTGTCCACTAAATCTTACAGTATTTAAAGCATGTTCAACTTGTGCAAAAGGGGCACCCATCTTTTTATGTAGAGTGTTATACCATATAGTTTTATAACCTTCTTTAAAAGCTATAGGATCTGTATCAATAAAGTTATGTAACTTAAGGCAGGTATCCCTATTAAGAACACCTTTAATTTCTATAGGTGGTTTATTCTGCATAATATTCGTGTCCTGCATACCATACTGCTATACTATATCTATTTAAATTTTTAACTTCTTTTACGCCATGCATATATTCTTCATTTGATGGAAAAATAACTAATGAACCCGTTTTAGGTTTTATTTCTATATCCCAATTAGGAAAATATATCTCTCCACCTTCGTAATCATCATTTATATAGAAAATAGCAGAGTAAGTTCTATATTTAGTAGGATGATCTACACCTTTTTGAGTTTCTAATCCATTACCTTCTGTCCAAGAATTATCTGAGTGTATACTCATACTATCACCTGGAATCCATTTTACTAATTCTGTATTTTCTGGATAACTATATTCTTCATAATAGTCTAAAATTGATTTTTGAGCAATAAATCTTGATAAATTTAAAACTCTTTCTACTTGTCCAAAAGGATCAGGCATAGTCCTATGCAGATTCTTTAATGGAATCGTCTTATCTTTAAACATACCTATAACTTGGTTGTCATTAATAAAAGCCGCTGGATTAGAATCAGCAAAATTATACAACCAAGTACAAGTATCTATATTTAAAGCATCTAGAATCTCTACAGGAGGTTTAGCCATGGTAGCTCCTACTGTAAATTAGCTGGATGTGCCATACCAGGTATATTACCAGATACAACAGGTGGATTATCAGCATCATCATTAGCTATAGCACTTGCTTCTCGTACTTGCCTAATAAATTCTGCACGATCAGCCCCGAAATAAAATTCAGCAGTAATAGGAACTTCAATCCTAGAGCCGTCTTCTCTCATAAAATAACGTGCTTGGCCTGATGACATTAAATCATCTTCAACCACTTTAGTAATAGTTTTCTTAAACGTTTGGCCTTGCAGCCTATACTGAACTTTAAACGATAACATTTTCCCCTCCGTTAATAGTTATGTTTTAATTATATAGTTAACAACACTACTTGGCAAGGTTGTTGTTAAAGCAGGTATGCTCAATGCAGGTACGGTAAGTGCTGGAATTGATAGTCCAGGTACAGTAAGTGCAGGTATAGTAAGTGCTGGAATTGATAATCCAGGAACAGATAGTCCAGGAACAGATAGTCCAGGAACTGCGTGTGTGTGGCCCGCAACAGTTAAAGATGGAATGGTCAATGCAGGTACAGTGTGTGTGTGACCAGCAACAGATAGTGAAGGAATTGAAAGTCCAGGAACTGTTAACGCGGGAATAGTATGTGTATGAGAAGCGTTAGTTACTGCAGTAGCTGCTGAAGCTTGTGAAGAGTCTTTTGCTGAAGTAGCAAAAGTAGCTGTTGTAACACTAAGAGAGTTAGTAGTACCACCTGTAACAGCATCAGAGTTTGTGTTACTAGCACCTGTCGTACCTGTACCTGTTGTAGAAGTAGAACTTCCAGAAGTACCTGTACCCGAATTAGAAGCACTAGTAGTAGAACCAGTAGAACCACTAGTTGAGGTACCTGTGGTACCTGTTCCTGAAGTTCCTGTTCCTGTAGTGCCAGTACCCGTATTACCTGTACCTGTATTATCAGTACCTGTTGTACCTGTACCATTATTAGATGTACCGGTAGTAGATGTTGCATTAGTAATAACGCTAGA